CTAGTACCCCAATCAGCATCTCCATCTGCTGGTTCTGCTACTCTAAGATTATTTACAAAAGTTGATGCCATAATTTACGCCACTTCTGACCAATTTGGTGTTTGTGAATCTGTTACTAGAGTCCAGCTTGGTGTTTGACTTGTATCTACTGGACCCCATATGTTAATTGTTCCTGTGCCACCTGTTGCTGCTATACCGGATGCTTCTATTGTAGCACCTGTTCCTGCGGTTACAGTAACACTTCCTACTGATCCTGTTGCTACCCCAGAGGTAACGGAAACTATAGTCCCTGCAAGGGCAGATACACTTCCTAATCCACTGGTAAGCCCAGTAAATGCTACGTCTGATTCGTAACCACCTTCGTTATATCCTTGGGTTATACTGTTATAACCCTTGAAGACTATGGTTACATCAGTCATTAGGCGATCCTAATTATCGCACTAGATGCATCCGCTGTTGGAAACTGTATCGTAAAGTCTCCTGTAGAAGATGATTTGTCTGAACCAAAATCAAGTATTAACACCGCTCGATTAGCAGACCCTGCAGTGGTTGATGAGTTGTATATCATCGCGCCTCTGGCAGTGATCGTAGAGCTAGAGAAAGTTAGATCTGCAAAGTCTGTCAAAGCGGTGGTGCTTGATGTCGTAGGAGTTACGTTTGTTAACGCTGAACCCCCAGAACTATAACCAGTACCTGATGCTTCGTTGCTTGTTGTGAACGCTGTCGTAGCGGCTCCCAAACTAGCACTGCTGGTATACAAAGCTAACTTAAATGCATTACCGGACCCGGTTGACGTTGTTGTTCCACCACCTGATCCACTCGTAAAATTATGTACACCTTGAAGCAATTCTTGCTTGAAAGACGTACACATTGCTTGACTGATAGCCATTACAGTTTCCTCAATATTTCAGCCATATCATCATGACCTTGTTTTTTAAATTCATTATAAAGAGTAGTTCTATCACTTTTAATACCTTGATTCAAAGCATGAACAATGACATGAAACATTCTTTCTCTAAACATTTCTGCTTGTTGTCTCAATACAGGATCAGCGCTGTCAGCAATGTTAATAATCTTAGCCACAGCGTTTGCTGCTAGTTCCTCTGACGTATGTCCTCTTTCAGAAGTAGTCTGAACATTAATACTACCGGGCTCCATTTTTACTTCTAAATCAAACATGCTTAATTCCTAGCAATATCAAATCTGTATTCATCCCTGGCTCCGTACCCTTCACCCAATCTCTTTAAGCTTTGAAGCGCCATATCAAACCTTTGCTGATACAAAGGTATTTCCTCTGGTGCTTTTAAGAAAGTAGCTGCTTCTACCAAAGTTCCATAAAGCAAGGCATCCGGTGCGTTGTCAGATATCCAGGTGGTTCCACTGTCAGCGCCTGCAGTCAATGACGCTGGCCTATATTTGTAGTGGAGTTCAACTGTGTAAGTTGAATCAGGCGTTGGCCCAATAATAAATGTATTGTCATCAAACAAAGCATAGTATTTAGGCAATCCGGTTGTAGAAGCATTGGGTGTGTAATCTCTTATAAACGACACATGTTTGAACAGTAGATAAGAATAAACACTGCTTGATATCACAGCCAAACTGTACGATGAGAGAAAGTCATCGGGCGTTGATAGGTAAGTATTGCCTGAACCCAGAGTACCTGTCTGATTCTTTCTGAACACAGGCATCTCTACGTTCTTTAAAATTCTTTCTTCAGCCTCTTTAATAAAGGTCGGAAGCGTGGAAACAAAAGTTGTTTCTGATGTTTCGCAATAGTTCTGAACTGCTGTTTTTAAAGTTGCAAGTGTAAAACTCATACTGTCACCGTCACTGTTCCTACGCTTATTGTAACCTCTATTCCATCAAAAGCAGAACCTATTGAGTCTCCAGTAACTGTAATCATTCGATTAGGATCAATGGTTCTAACAACACCAGCCCCAGCCACTCGTGAAGCAGGCACAGAGGGTCTTGGGTTCTTTAATGCTTGAGGATCTACCAGATGTCTTGGAGGATCTAATTGAGGATGCTTGGGCTCGTAGCACTCAGAACAAACTCTGAACCCTGTCCATTCTTTTCTTAACTTGGTGTACTTGTATCTGAAACCACATCTATCACATATGGCAACTGAGTATCTACCAGATGCATAGGCCATCAGGCTCTCCTGGTAGTGGAGAGAGCAGGAGCGACTCTTAACGAAGCTCTACTGCTATCCTGATCTGCTGCCCTCTGAAATTCTTCTTCGTAAAAACCTTTTAACATTTGAACCCTATCAGGAGCTCGTTTAAGTGCAATGTAATAAGACAATCCAGCCGCTAAACAAGGATAGAATCTAAACGGCATATCGACTGTGTTCACACTCGCATCTGCATCTTCAATTCTAACTAGTCTATTGATCAGCACTTGGTCAGTGCTGTTCTCAGCGGCAGGCCAGAAGTACAGCCTAGGCGTTATCTGTTTGTCTAAAAACCATTGAGTTGGTCTGGCTTTCGTAGATTTATTAGGAATGTTCCAGTATTCAGAACGACTGACTTGTTCCATTGAGATATCGGTAGTAGTGCTTCCCTCCGTTCTTCTCAACACAACATCGAGTACATCAATTGTGGTAGATGTTAAGTCAATAAATTCAGCAGCTTCAGTTAATGTAGTTGTCGTATTGGTGACTGTCCATTGGTTTAAACCACGGTTAGCCCAATCGGCAAATAGGAGATTGAGGGATCTCCTTGCGGTGACCCCATCATATCCTGTGCGAAACTCAAGACCGCATCGTTCAAATGCTTCTTCTATGTATTCCGCAACATCTGGTTCAAAGTCTCTAGATCCTGACGTAGCCATTTATCATCCCTTATGAGAAGAACGTAGTCATTGCTGTTAAATCAGTTACAGCCGTGAAAGTTACATATCCTCCGCTCTTAAACAAAAGACCGTCATCTGGAATATCAGGATAAGAGTTAGTGCTTGCTCCAGCAACCGTTGCAAATTGCATAACAATAGTCCCTGTAGCAGAACCTTCTCTAAACTTTAACGTTGCCGCACCACTTCCGTTAACTACATAAATACCACGCAGACGGCATCGTGATGCTGATATAACACCAGCAATGCTTGTTCCAGAGCCTGCACTAACATTACCAGCAGGATCACCTACTGCAGTTATAGAGGTAATAGTGGCAAAAAACTTCGTGCCTGTGGCCGTGCCAGTATCAGCACCAGTTATAGACTCTGTGGCTGCAGTGCCTGATTCATCCGTACCAGCAACAGTAAAAGATATAGCACTGTCATCTCCGCCACTAAGAATGGTGACGTTTCTTGGAGAGTCAAAAGTAACAGACCCTCCAGAAGCTAAAGCACCTCCTAACGTCAATGCAGCGTTATTACCTACTGCAGCAGCAGTCGAAACACCGTCTGGATCTGCGGCAGCAGCAGTTATAAAGCTGGATGTTACGTCACTACCTATACTTTTAAAAGCCATAGTAGTTTACCTCTCTATCGTTCAACTGCCGCTAGAATGTAGTCAATTGTCATCGTCTTAGCTACAGCCTCACCATTCTGAATACCAAAGCTGACAGTAAGGTCTTCATCATCAGTGGCATTTGTTAGAGTGGCTTGAGTTGCAACTTGAACATCATTAATAAATATTTCAAACGCACCGCCACCGGAGGATGCAGATCCGCCAGTTGGGTTGTAATGAAATGATGCTGTGACAAACGTATCATCGGCTATGGTAGCAACGGAGCTATTAGTGGTTGCAGAGTTATCTTTTTCAATGAGAAAGTCCATGGTTGCAGCACCATCAGCTTTTAAGAAAAAGAATCCATCTGTGGTATCAAGAGGTGTGGTATCAGTAATACCCAGGCCCATGACAAAATCAGATTGAGTTGCATCGCTTACTTTAAAACGTGCTGTAAAGAACATGTTCTTAGTTGCAACGTACTTGAAAGCCTCTCCTTTTAATTGAAGGAAGTCCAAATCGTTGTCACCAGCAGCGTTTGTAATAAGCAATAAGCCGCCTGCTCCAGAAGCCAATGCTTCAGTCGCGCTTCCTGTACCAGCTTCAGTGGTAGTAATCGTCCACTCATCAGCATGATAAGTAAGGAAATCATTAAAGTAAGTAACATACTTAGTAGGATCTAAGTATGGGAATTGAAATAAAGGGTTTCCGGGTACTTGGTTAGAAACACCAGTTCTAAAATGTGTAGGCATAACAGTTCCTCCTAGAACCAACGCAATGCGTCATTATACACGATCAACAAAAGGTGGCTTTTCAGCCACCTTCCATTGTTTCACATGAAACTTATTAAGCTCCTTGAGATCCAAACACACAACGAGGGTTGCTGAATCCGAATGAGTAACGCTCTCTAGCCTTGTAGCGAACATTACCAGTATCGAAGTCACCTTCCATCGAGGTGGTGATTGGGGTTCTTTCAAAGTGCTTAAACCCATCGGGGCAGTCAGTCAAGATAAAGAATGCATCGGTATCCGTCAGGAAGTGGTTGACTGCATAGCCTTCTGGCAAGAGTCCCATATTCCTGATTGCGTTGATGTCGTTATCTGCTGTTCCCACTCTTCCGGGAGTTTCAAGCAGTCTGTCAGCAACAAACTGAAGTTGTGGCGGAACAATTAACTTAGTTCCTTTCATAGCTAGAATCATGTTTCTATCGTCAACAAAAGTTGAGATATTGATTAAAGCGTTTTCCAATGACGTTTCGTTAAGATCCGCCATGGTGGTAGCTCTGTTAGCTAGGGTTCCACCGTGAGCAAGGGGGTGATCTGTGGCAATCAATGATTTGCCGTCACCGCCTGCAAAGCTTGAGCTAAACGCATTATTCAATACGTTAGCAGCTTTAACCTGCTTGGTGTGTGCCATGCTTCTTGCAAGAGCCTTTGTATAACGAGCGCCAAGCCTGTCATAAAGGTTGTCTTCTACCGCTTCCTCAGTCAAAGAAAACGCAAGAGCTACTGTTTCGTGAGTGTAACGAGCCGTGAAACCTTCACTAGCGCTGTCGAATTCAACGCCTTGGCCTTCTTCTTTAACAGAAGCATTGCCAAAGCCAACGATCAGCACTTCTTCTTCAAACGCTCTGTCTGAAGATTCGGTATCAAAGATCTCAGCATGTTCGTTTTCATAACGATCATACTCCATGCCAAATAAGGCATTAAGACCGGGCTCAAGTTCTTTCGCTAGTTGTGCGCGTGAAATTGCCATCTATTCAGCCTCCTATTACGCTAAACCAACTGCTTTAGCACCAAACAGATGATTCTGTATGGTAACAAGCACGTTGGTATTGGCTGTACTTACATCTGAATTTTCAGGATCTTGTGAAATATCCAGGGCTTTTACTGGCAATGTCGCTGTTGTAGCTCCGGTAGAAACATCAAGTTCTACATAAGAAATACCGCTTGCGGTGCTTCCTGTTCCAGTGTTGTCAACAATATCGAAATTACCAAACAAGTCAGCAACAGGGAAAGCCGCATCAGCTTGCATCTCGAACACATCCATAGGACTGTCGTAGATAAAAGCTACTGCATCAGTGGCCGCGTTTCCGGGCCAGTAATTGCTCCATGTAGGCTTGCTTGTGGTTGGATCAGTATAAAAACATCCGTTAAATACGCCAACAATGAGAGCGCTGGTAGCACTACCACCGTCTGCTCTAGCGATCCTAGTAACAATACCACCAGTATCTTGAGTGACAATGTCACCCTGATATATGTTGGTAGTGTTGGTCGCTGCAGAAGTCGTTAGTCTATAACGAGACTGTCCTGAAGAGTTATAATTACCCTGCAGGTTACGCACATAACGAAGTCCAAAAGGCGTGTCTTGATTTGCCATTCTTCATTCTCCTATAACACAATCAAAAATTAATCGTTTTTACCAGAAGCACCAAATGTAACTTTACTTTTACGGTCATTAGAAATCGGCATACGAGGATCGTTTTCACGCATTAAGTTATTATCGACAGCTTTCATCTGATTTTCAGTCTGCTGTTCGTAATAAGCGTTTCGTTCATCTACCGTTTCTTTCGGTATCTTGGCAAGAATCAGACCGCCAACGCCCACAGTTCCAGCGTGTTTTCCTTCTTCAACTGTAGGCAAATCGTAGCCTTCAACTTCAGACGGATGCACAGGCTCATAACCTTCCTGAAACCTTTTGTGTACATTGGTCTTGTCATCCTCATTTCTAATATGAGTTCTTACCCACCGATAAACCATTCCAGGCGGTGGCTCTGGTGTTTCCAAGGCTTGAGGCGGCTTCCAAGGTTGCCGTGCCGCTTTCGTACTCCTAGAGTTTTGACTTCTAGGGGCTCTGTTCGATCCAGCTTTCTTTTCTGTCATGATGCCTCTAACCTCATTTTTTGTTTTGCGTATTCCTTGAACGGCACACCTAGCTTCTTGGCTAACGCCTGTTCACTAGGGGTCAGTTCAACCCTACGATCTTTTTGACTGCGTCCATTTCCTGTTGTGCGCGTACCGGAAACTACGGTTTGGACGGGTTTTCCGCTGTTTCCTGCGTTGCTTGACGCTTGGAACCTGTTTGGAAGTTCTTCGCGTAATTTATTGTCAAGTTGAGAATAGTATTCATCAGACTCTAAGTCAATGCCAGTTTGTGCTAAGTCTTGATGTATTGCCATCGCAACATTAGTCATTATCTTATCGACACCAAACCAATCATTCTTTTGCGCCCAGCTTTGTGCTTTCTGAGATGGTTCTGCGTACTGCGGTTGGGCTGGTGATTGAGAATATTTTGGTTCTTGATAATTTGGAAATTCTTCTCTTACTTTATTTTCTGCTTGATTATATGAATCAAGTTCTTGTTCGTACTTCTCAAGATCTCTTTTGTATTGATTTAAAGATCCTCTATCTGCTTCGGCTCTGGCTAACTGTTGTTGAGCTTCAACCATTAAATCTTGATTGCCTGACTCGTATGCAGTTTTGAGTGCTACCTTTGCAGCATCAACTTGTGCATCAACCCTGCCTTCAAACTCATTGCTGTAATTCTTTGATATAGCAAGATTTTCTTTAGCAGTGGTTTGATTGCTTAATTGCATTTGAGTAGAAAGTTTTTTGTTTTCTTCCTGCAATTGTTTAGCAAATTGAAGTGCTTGAAGTTCTCTGCGTTGAAAGTCTTTAGCCTGCTTAACCGCTTGGTTTATTCGGCCTTGAGCTTTCTTAGCTTCTTTTTCAACTTCAGAAAGTTCTACATCATCTTCGCCAAGCGCACCTTCTTCAAAGTCATCTTTAACTTTGTCATCTGTGATTGGCGCAACGTCTTTTAAATCATCATCGTCTAAATCAATAAAAGTAGAACCTTCTTGAATTTCATCAACTGATTCTCTTTTATGTTCTGGGACTGCTGCTTTTTGAATGTTATCGTCATTCAAGTTAGATAGTGCTTCACTTAAAGTTTCTTGCTCTGACATAATTTACCTCACAACGCTTTAATATCATCAGGATCTAGGATAGTGCCAATCACTTCATCATCATTGATGATTCGTACTTCAGCATCATCTTCTAGAGAAAAACGAGCGCCAGCATATCTGCCGATTAGCACCCAGTCGCCTTTCTTGCACCAAGGGACACAAGCAAATTTGCTTTCATCCTGATAAGCAAGAGGTCCAACTTTAAGCACATAAGCGACTACAGTAGCTAGGCTTTCACGATCAGTTGTCTGTTTGGTTAACAGAATCCCTGCATCTGTTTTTCCTTTCCCTTTGTAAGGTAATACAAGTAAACGCCATCCCACAGGGTTTGGCATTCTTTCAATCAGAGATTTATCAAGAACAGTTGGGTCCAAGATCTTACTCTCTTCTGGTATGTATGCGTCCGTTAAGGACGGTTTTGCGACAGTATCTGTTGCCAGATCACTCATCGAAGTCTCCTTCACTTTGCAGCGCTTTCTTTAGCTCGTCTTGCAGGGTGCGAAGCGCAGACAATTCACCCATGACGAATCGATAATCCTCCATGTCTTTGATGTTACCGCTTGAGATATAACTTACTCTGTCTGACTCAAGCTGCTTTATCTTCTCATGTATGTAGTTTGCTAAGTTTACTGAATCCATTAACTGGCTGTACCGCCTTCATCTTCTTTGCCTACAACGTCAGCCATTCCAAAATAATTAGCTGGAGCCATGCCTATGATATTAGAAAGAGATGGATTAGGAGAGCTCATGCCAGCATAAGGCATAGCAGGTGCTTCTCCGAAATACCCTTTGTATTCAGGGTTTCCATAGTTTCCGCCATAACTCGTTTCTTGTCCGCCATAACCACCATAACCTTTGTTAGGCTGTTCAGGCATAGGCTGGCCACCTCCCCCTCCAGACATATAACCGGGGAATCCAGATGCTTCTATCGCTTGTCTGTAAGCTCCGCCACTAGTTTCTTGGTTAGGGTCGTATCCAAGTATTTGTTTTAAAAGAGATTCTATACCTGACCCTGACTCAGCCCCTTCCATCTGACTTAAAGTTTGAAGGGCTCTTTCTATAGTAGGAGTTTCAGTTTTACCATAATCCGTAGCAACACTACTGCCTGCAGAAATTGGATTGCCTGCTCGATCAAGCATGCCTAATCTATTAGCTACTCTTCGATAGATACCACCGCCCAACATTCCTCTTTGATCTTCTGTTAGTTGATCAGACTCACCGGATAAAATTTTATCAATAACATCCCTCGCAGCCCCTTCATCAGCAACACCGATTTGGCTGTAAAGCATTTCAAGGGGGCTCATGGCTTCTCCACCCTCATTCATACGCATGACTTTACCGGGCATTCTAGGCATTGAAGGTCCAACTTGATCGAACATGCCATCAGGATTTATTCCGCCTCCACCACGAGCTACGACATCTTCATAGTTACGTCTGGCATCTTGCAGACGACTTTGATCGAAAGGACTCATAAGTTTACTAGGATCTATTTTTGATATATCAAAGGGCTCGTATTTATCTGATGTAGGAGAACCAAGATCATCTCTTCTTGGGCCAGTTCCTCTTCCTCTTAACTTTTCTCTAAGCATATCCATCATTTCTTGAGGAGATCGTTTAGATTCTGGTGGTCTAGTTCTTCGACCTGATCTTCCTTTAAAAATATCTTCAATAGTTTTGCTTTTGGGAGATGGTCTAGTTGGCATGTCTGGAGTTCTGCCTATTGGTCCTCTTGGTTCAGGAGATCGGCCCCTTAATCTATCAAGAAGGTCAGTAAGATCAATTTTATCCCCACCACCCCTTCTTGGCATGTCAGGCATATCTCTTCTGGGCATTGGCCTAGGCATATTTCTTCTGGGCATTGGTCTGGGCATTCTATCGAACAAATCATCGTAATCCATTGGTGATCCTGGCCTTTGACTCATTTAATAGACTCCTGAGAACTTAGTGCCTCTCAATGCTGCACCACCGCCCCTAGCTTTACCTTTTCCCATACCGGGTTTTGAAGACGCATTGGTGGGCTCTTGCTTAATCTTCGCATAGTCCACTCTGCCTTGATCTTTAATAGTGAATCCGTCTTTCTCTACTTTATTCGTCATGATTAGTTCCCGAAAAAGTTTTTAGTCATTTTCTCAGCAAGGTTACCCATCTGTACAGCCTGCTGAAGTTTTAATCTATCTTGCGCAGTTTGATCTTTCATCTCCGCAATATCAACCTGTATGTCGTTTCTTTCTTCTGAAAGTTCTTTTTGCGTATCAAGACGTTCTTGATCAAGACCAAATCTCTTCTCTGCTTCTTCTGCTTTGCGTTCTACGTCAGCGGCTTTGATGTCTAACTCTTCTCGCCTTAAATCAATCAAAGGATCTTCTGGTTGTTTAGGTTCAAACGCAGGTGATATCTGATCTACTAGCTCTGCGGTAATCTGTGCAACCTTTGTTTCCAGCACTGCCTGCATCTGTTGTTGCATCTGCTGCATCTGAGGATTAGGTTGCTGTGGTGGCATACCTGGAATTTGTTGTGGCGGCATACCTGGCATACCAGGTGGTCCGGGCATCTGTTGTTGTTGCATCATTTGCATTTGTTGTTGCATTTGCATGATCTCTGGATCTTGTTGTGCTTGGTTTCTTGCCATCAAATCTATGTGTGCGTAGATATGTGCCATGACCAATCCTTGTATCTGAGGATTCGTCTGACAGACAGCAGAGTTATAAAATGATAAGTGAATCTGTATGTGCGCCATATGATCTTGATCAGGGAAAGGCGTAGCAGGTTGCATTGCCACAAATCCTGCGTTTTCTAATGCGGCAGCTACTGGCTGTGGCTGTGGCGGAGGCGGTGGGGGCGGCAGTATCTGATCTACCTGTTGTATTCCCATCGCTTCATACATACGCTTATATGCGTTGTATATGCCCATCGGACCATGTATTTCTGGTGCTGCCTGCACCATTCTCAACATTTCCTGCGCCATCATCACACGCTGACTCATAGAGAAAATGTTGGGATCACTGACTGGTATGATATCTATCCGGTCATCAAAGTCAGACTGCTTAACGGTCTGATCGCCATTAGCTGTCATATACGGATATTGCGGTGGCAGATAATCTCTGAATAAACCTGCTAACAGATTAAATTCTATCCGCTGTGAATAATGCAATCGTTTGTGAATCGCACTCATCACACGGCTACCGCGCTCAAGTAAGGCTACGGTTGTACCGACAGGCGCTTCTTGATTACCATCTCCTATCTGCATGTCTCCGATAGAAGCAAAGCGTCTGCCTGCATCAACGAGCATGCCTAACAAATTAAGTAATGTAGCACTGGGTTCTTTAAACGGCAGAGGCATCAACGCCTCACGCAATGACCCACCGGGTGCGTCCATGTCCCTGAACTCACCGGGCTGGATAGGCACATCGTCATCTCGAATACGGATGCCTCTGGCCTTAAAACCTGCAGGTAGGTTGGACAGTGTGCCTGCGTCAATCAACTGTCTGAGTATTGAGGTAGCACCTCTAGACAGACCGCCAATCATATGCGTCAAGCCGAATCCGTAGAACCCTACCCCAGGTAAGAACTTGTAATGAACAAAGTAATCTATTCTCTTACGAAGTGGATCATTCTGGTTGTAGTTTCTGCGAATGGATAAGATCGTAGATTGTTTGGGTAGAAGAGTAACAATGTAAGGTAGCTTTATTCCTGTCTCAATGCCTTCAGCGTCAACGTCCTCAAAACCGGGGATATCAAGATCAATGTGCATCTCAAGGATCTCACATTCATCAGAACCTGAATCACCTGACGGTTTAACGCCCTGTAACTCATCAATCTCTTCGTTCACACCGTCTGCGGTGTAAGACGGACTGGATCGATAAGATATGTCAGACTTCTTGTAGAATCCTGACAGTTGTAATTTCTTAACGTCATTGATCGACATATCAATAACGTGCGTAATTCTGGTTGCGCTATCTAAACTGGATGCGCCATAAGGCACGATCATCTTTTCAGACGGAATGAATCGTGATACCGGACGATCTAAGGTTTGGTCAAAGTGAACCTTCCTGAATGCACTGCCTGAAAGGGGCAGATAAAAAAGCATTTGGTCAGTCTCAGGGTCATACTCCTTCATCACCTGCGTGATCTGGTAGTTCATGAACTCCTGAACTCGTGCGGCCTGCAGATCGGTGTTAGGGCTCATCATGCCCACTACCTGCGTCTTGACCGGACCACCAGAAGGCAACATCTCTTTGTATGCCTGTGCTTGGAACTGTGTGACTGACTCTGCGAGTAACGGATGAATGATACCGGATGCACCCTCAAAAGGTTCAGTTCTCTCCTCAAACTTCATGCCAAGGAACTCAAGCCCTTCTTTGTACTGCTCTTCCCACTCCTTGCGAGATGACCTATCGTCTTCGTAATCTGACATACAGTCAGAGTAGATCTTGCCTAAGTCGGCATCATCAATAACTTGTGCGAGGTTTTCAAAGAAGTCTCCGCCTTGCTCCATCATGGGTGCAGGTGGCATGCCTACAAGCATGGTGCCGTCTTCTAATATTTCATTATCGTCATCATCAAAATCCTCAAACATCTCATCAATGCGAGGCTCTACATCAACTGTAATTTCTTTTGTGTTGTCCTGAATATCAAGATCAGCTTTATCTAGATCGTCAACACCACGTTCAATGGCCATATGATTCTATCCCCACTTGGATTCCCATTTAGTGCCTTTTCCACTTTTCTTCATTGCTTTCTTTTTAACTGGTTTTTTCTTATTGACTGATCCGCCATCTTTTAATTTAGTTGTTAAGTTTCTAATTTGAGTAGAAGGATTAACAGGTTTTTTTCTTTCATCTCTAGCTTTAGTTAATTCTTTGCCAGTCTTTTCTTCATTAGCTCTTTTTTGAGATTCTTTTTTCAAATATTTTTCAAGATCTTTTTTAATTTCTTCTTCATTTATTTTAAGTTCTTTTAGTGCTTTTGAACGTGATTTTTCATCAAGCTGAAGATCTAAATATCTTTCATAAGATTTTGCTGTAGGATCTCTAAAAATAGTATTTTTTCTAGATTCTGATAGCTCTTCTTTTGTTTTTCTATCTTTTTTTATAATATTTCTTTCTTTATTTTTTATTCTTTTTTGTATGTCTTCAGAAAGGTTATTAAAAATATAATCAGACCTTTCTTGTTTTTTTAATTCTTTTGCATTTGCTTTCTTTCTAATATGAGTTTTAAGTTTATCAGTGCCACTTTCAATTAATTTATTTAAGACACTTGCTTTTTTTGTCATCAGTCATCTTCCCGATAAAGATTGTCAAATATCTGGTTTACGTCAAGCGTGTAGTCAAGATCCGACTTGGAATAATGAATATGCTGTGACGGTTTAAAATCCGGTGCGCCTTCTCCTGTCTCAAACCAAGCAGGGTGCGTGACCCTCACTCTGTTATTCGGTAATGCCACTATGTTACCTGTCCACTTTCCTGCATCCAACAACTCCATCACATGACTTTGTTTATGTTGTGCAGGATCATCGCCTATTTCACTCTCTGTGTAGTCAACTGTAAAGAGATATTTTGCAGGATAGAACTCACCGTCTATCTTTGCAATCCACGGACATGGCTGACATCTCTCTAACACATACACCGCATGGTGTCTGGAAGAACAATCCCAAGGCTGTGCGGCCCAGACTGGCATAGGTTCAGGCCAATCCTCAAAGGGGGTATCTCCTACCAGAGCCGTGATGGGCATCCTTGCCCACATAGCCCCACCATGTATGTTCTCTTCTCCCTCCTCTTCGTCAGCTTCACACCCGGTGAAGATAACTTGAAAGCTCAAACACCTGCTAGGCAGGGTAGTCACGGCAATGACCATGGCGTGTATGAACTCACCATGGTATCGCTCGTGATTGACCGTATACTCTCTCCTCACCCACGCTTTAAAGTGAGGAATATTACTTTGTAAATACGCCATACTTTTTTATCCATTTACCCAATTGCGACCCTCAAAAGGGTCAAAAGCCTTATCTCATTATCGCTCCGCCTCCACGAGTCGCAGCGCCCATGCTGCTTTTTCTCTTTGAGGTTCTCTTAACTTTAGTAGCGGCTCCGCCTTTGGCATAACCTTTTTTGGCCATTCCACCTTTGGCATAGCCTTTCTTCTTCATCATGCCGCCTTTAGCCATTTTTGCACCTTGTTGTTGCTTTTTGGCTGCTGGCGATCCTTTTTTGTCTCCACGCCTGTTGGGTTTAACCTTGCCCCCAGAACCAGAGGCTGCATAGTCTTGCGCCATTCTTTTTTTAATCTCTTCTTTGCTTACTCCATATTCACTTGCCATTTTGCTAATGAGGCGATCCATCATCTTTGCTTGTTTTGCAGATTCTTGCGCAGCATCACCGCCTTCGTTCATGTAACCCATTTTATTTCTGACTGCGGTAGGCAACTTCTTCAAACCTTTTTGATCAGCACCAGCTTTCTTCAAGTTGGCAGATCCACCCATGGCATAACCTTTCTTTTTCATGGCTCCGCCATTAGCTTTGCCCTTGGCTTTCATCATGCCGCCCATGTTCTTTTTCTTAGTTTTTCTTCTAATGCCCAAACCAAGATCTGGATCAATTAAGCCTGCCTCTCCACCAAACTGCTCATCTTTACCAAGCAAGACTTTGGCAAGTGCGCCTCCAAAAGGTCTTACTCTTGGCATGAACTTACCTTTAAGTCTTCTAGGCTTGCCAGTTGTAGTTGTTGTAGTTGTTGTAGTTGTTGTGCTTCCGTTTTTTTTCTTTTTGGGTTTATCTGAATCAGCAGATGCAGATGAAATAATTTTGCCTTTGTCTTTGCCTTTATTTAAAGCTTTTCTTACTTGGTCAGGCGTTAATCTATTTTTGTAATCTTTTTTGAATTGTTCCTGAGTTCGCTTGCTATCTTTCTTTGGCTTACCTGCTCTTGATAATTCTACCGCTGATCCGCCTGCTACAGGAGTTCCGCCATATACAGCAACCCTTGATTTGGTTCTTTCTTTAGCTGCTTCTTTTTTAGTAATAAATCTACCAGTGCCTCCAGGCCTATCTTTAACGTACTCACCACCTTTTTTGGTAGTTTTTACGTCAGCGATTTTATTCATTAATTCTTTTTCTTTTTTCGCAATGTTTTTTGGGCTTAGACTTCTTATTGTTCTGTTTATGAAGGTGTCAGCAACGCCTGCTTGTTTCGCTTTTTTTACCGTGGATGTTAATGTTTTTATTGCTGAATCAAATAAGCTTAATTTCTTTTTGTCTTTTGGTGGTTCTACTTCTATACCTGCTACTGTGGCCATCTATAATTCTCCCTTTAGGGTCTAATAATAGGAAATCCTTTTTCGGTACACTTCTTCTTCAACCTCGTCAGATTGAAGCGATATAAAGTTACCTTGTCTAAATCTTAGTACAGCTTGTGTCATAGAGTCTACATAATCATCGTGTTCTCCAAAAGGAAAAGATGCACATTCCTCTATAACTTCTTCTGCAAACAGATAATCGGGAGCCCAAACAAGTCCTGACTCAAATACCGGGCTGGCAGAGTGGACTCTGGTCATCTTGTCGTTCCCTCGACTGGGGCGATAATTCACAACAGGTATGCCCATCATGCGGAGCTCGTGTGTAAGGGGCGTACCGCTGGCCTGGGACTCTATCAACACCATGTCAGGGTTGTATTCACGGTAGGCTTCGTAGGCAACGGCCTTCAATTCAGGGAAATCCCACCTGCCACGCTCTGCATTCAGCAGGATAATCGCATCTGCCATGCTGTCACCGGGACTGAACACGCCCCAAGTCGTAATCGCACTGTAATCTGCGTTTTCTTTCTTGGAAAAAGCGGTGTCATAGGACTGAATGATGTAATTGCAGCTAGGTGGCGAGTCCTTGGTCCAGATATTCCACCATTCTCGCTTAATAATGGCCCCTTCTTCCGAAGTGGGGTTCTGTTGGTACTGTGCATTCCACTTCATCACCGGAATCGAGGCCTTAACCGACTCTAATTCCTCTTTCTTCCAGAACTCTGGCCACAATACGTTGCCTGTATCCTCGAAAATGGCAGGCAACTCAATGACTTCCCAGTTATCTGCGTGATTTTCGGTCTGTCTGCCCAATAATTTGCCTGTCAGGTCGATGGTAGACCAACGTGTCATGACAATAACGATGGCTCCGCCAGGCTGTAGACGCTGTCTGGGGCCAGATGTGTACCAATCGTAGGCTCCCTCCATGGCAGTCAGGGATAATGCGTCCTGTTCAGAGTGCGGATCGTCAATAATTAATAAATCTGCACCCCGGCCTGTGATGGCTCCACCGACACCTGCTGCGAAATATTCCCCCCCCTGTGATGTTTCCCACCTTCCGGCAGATTTTGAGTCAGCCGCCAAAGAAACATTATCAAACATCCGCTTATATTCCTGAGTGTCCATAAGGTTCCTTACCTTTCTACCGAAACGTATGGATAAATCAGCGGTGTGGGTGGTCTGCATGATCTTCATGTCAGGTTTAAGTCCCATGACCCACGAGGGGAAGTACACAGAGGCGAATTCGGATTTGGTGTGCCTAGGGGGCATGTTGACGATTAAACGCTTACATTTGCCTTGAGCGACCTCTGTGAGCTTGTCTGCGATAAGGCGATGGTGTTCGCCCTCAATGAACCCATCCCAGATGTACCGGACGTACTCCATGAATGATTGCCTGCACTGGTCTTGGGACTCAAGCATGGATAGACGATCCTTGAGCATAAGGATCTCTTTCATCTCAGATTCAGGAATGTGCGCCAAGCTACCCAATCGTTTTCTCACAGAATTGTATGTGGTGATTGATATATTATAGACAACCGCACAGCGTGTCACGTTTGGGGGGGGTCGGGTCTTGAAAAAAAGATTGCGGCAAAATTCAAGACCCGACCCCTAGGGAACCTAGCACTGTATAAACATACAGTAGATGACTGCAGCTGCTATCGAGGTCGATCAATACTGTATAAACATACAGTAAACAACAGTGTATTTTGTACATGTTTTGTACATATTATTTATTTATATAAGGTTGATTATACTTTTATGCTATGATACTGTGGTTACATGTTCCACAGCGGGACACAAACAAAACTTTTTAGGAGAGAACAAATGAGAGTATCAGAATATCTAGCAAATAAGGCCGAGCTCAAAGCGGCTAAGAAAAGGTTACAAGCGTTAGAGAATGAAATTAAGGCTTTCGAGTCTAAGCATAAACTAGAGTTAAAGGATAACTTCGATATCTCGCTATCGAGTTCAAAGTCTAAGGTAATGCTTAATAAAGATTTTCAAGTATTGAGAAATCTTAGCTTAACACCGAGCGCCACTAGTAACGGATTTAATTACAGGTTTAAAGGTGTAGAAGGTCGAATCTCTTACATCGGAGAGCAAGTAAGAAAGGCACACTTTCAAATCGTTTGCGGCCTTAACGCTAAATAAAAACTAAACGGAGCCCTTCGGGGCTCCACAACTTTGGAGAGAGTAGAATGATATCAAAAATATTATCTTTAATTATGGCGGCCTGGATTGGAATTACTGTGGTCTGGCTAGGATCGGAGGTCAACACGATCAAAGGAGCTCTAATGATCACAACGTGTTTTTTCTCAGGACTGTTTGCTTATTGGCTATTCGATTTCATAGCCGAGTCAGACTAAAACTAAAACCGGGAGCTCTAGCGAGCTCCCACAACCTAGGGGTAAATTATGGATATACATTGTAAATTTTGCGGTGAGCCTTGGGATAATGATTTCTTACACGATTGCGTAGAGGATGAGTTATTCAATTCTTACCAGGCAGCTGCTAAATCGTTTAGCCAATATGGTTGCGGTTTCAGAGAGCATACCAAATGCACGGCTCCAACTGTAGACGATGGTGCAGCATGGTATGCCCAAGTACAGCAGGAATTATCTGATCATCCCGATGACTGGATGGCGTAAACTAACCGGGAGAGCCTTGAGCTCTCCCTTTTTTTTGGCTATACTAATAAGCGATAACTAGGGGAAACATAATGTCAAAACAAAATAAAAAACTAGCGAGAGCTAAACGCATAAAGAAAAAAATGAATGTCGAAAGATCTCAGAAAACTAAATTAGAAAAAGTAAACCTAAGAAATGCTAGGAATAAGGTTACTTGGTCGCACACCAAAAGAGCAAATTCTAAGATTACATTTAATCCGATCCTCACCTAGCAGCCGAGCTCGGCCAGGGCCGCAAGCATACCAGGCCGCAAGTATATATAAACGGCCAAGGCCGCAAGTAAGATAACCAAGGCCGCAAGTTCTCTCCAAGATAGCCCCATTTCGGTGGGGCTTTTTTTTGTACACTACTACTTAAATTTGTTATACTTATAAGCAATACGCAATGGTGCGTAGACACTTGGAGAAAATGATATGTTCGGAAAAGACAAACAACCAATCAAGTATTGGGAAGAAAATTACAATCAAGGTTACATTGATATTGAGGATACCGTTGATCATTTTAGAAATGAGCACGGAAATCTTATAGTTAAGCACAAAGATGGGAGGTGGGCGGACGTTCACGATTGGCTGCCATGTGACGATGGCCGATGCATTCATGGCGTGAGATGGTGGATAGAAAAGGAGGAAAAATAACATGGCTATATGTTGGAGAAACTACATACATGCGGAAGTAATTTTTACTTACGCACACCACGAACAACAAATGGGGAAGCAAGATTTTAAGCTTGATATCACTGAGTCAGAAGACAAGATTATCTATAACTTAATTAAATCTATGTTCGACACTGAAAACGAATACATCGGAGAATACGAGCGAGAAATGATGAGCGACATTGTTAAGGTGTCGTTTTGTCTTTCCAACACTGAGCTCCCCACTAAAATGAAAAAGAAAGAGGCGGAACAAGTTTGGAATTTACCATTTATGAAAGCTTTCTTAGCTCGTAACGGTAAGTATTACTTTGACGAAGAGCAACGTGACGAAGTTGAGTCATCTATCAAGGAGTTGATTGATTGTTGTGAGGAGGAGGCGTAAGCCTCCTTTTTTATTTAAACCTAGGAGGAAAAGACTAATGAACTTTGATATCAAAATATACTCACAAGACACAAGTGACGTTTACAAAATGGATGGGAGACCTGTTTGGAATATTGAGGTCACCGAAAATTACGAAGGGGACAAATGGCACGTAGTGGTTTTTGAAATCGATGACCTGGACTTTAACCATTTTGATACCAGGGGATTTGATACACCAAATGAAGTGTTCGAGTATCTTCGGGAGCTCGGCAACTTTCCAAAGGAGTAGGGGCTCCGCCCCTCCCACCTGGCCGCAAAAAAAATGAGAAAGGCCGCAAGCAATCAAGGCCGCAAGGCCGCAAGCAATCCGCCCACCGATCCGAAAAAAAAAGCCAGTCCGCAAGCGGTCGCATATAAAACGCGCAAGGCCGCAAGCACATATAAAACAATTTAGGCCGCAAGCTTTCCCCTATATATACAAGGGGGAGAAGGGGCGAGAGGGTGGCGCGATTCCCCACCCTATATCTTTAGTTTTATCAAGTGTTTTATTAGTTGTTTTAATATCTGTTTAAGCCTATACTATTACGCAATCAATAGATAAAAAGGTGTTAAATGGATACGAAAAGAATTCTAAAATCAAATAGCCTAATCAAGACAAAGAATAAAGGCAAAGCCCCTAGCGGTTTAGTCCTTTACGATGGTCCCTCAGTACTTGACCCATCGCAAGATGTGCTAGTTATCGCCACGTTATCAAGCGCCAACGTGAAAACTGGTAACATGGTTCAAACTTGGATTCTTGTTAAGGACTACGCACCAGTAGAAGCTTCCAAGCTTGGCCAAGATGAAATCATTTGTGGTTCTTGTCCTCATCGTCACTTCAACAATGGCGCTTGCTATGTGAACCTTGGCCAAGCGCCCAACGGAATCTACAAAGCTTGGAAGGCTGGAAAATATCCGATCTTTAACAAGGCAAAACATGGTCAGTATTTCCTAGGTAGAAAGCTTAGACTTGGCGCGTATGGTGATCCGGCAAGCGTTCCTTTTAACGTATGGAAAGCGCCCCTATCTCTAGCCATTGGCCATACCGGATACACTCACCAAATCAAGCACCGCAATTTTGATAAGCGTTATCTTTCCATTTGCCAAGTATCAGCCGACACACCCAAACAAGCGATAGCCTACCAGAAACTAGGCGCGAAAACTTTTCGGGTCGCGCTTGACGGTGACCAATTGCTAGACGGTGAAGAGATTTGTTTATCTGAAACCGTTGGCACCCAATGCCAAGATTGTTTGTTATGCGATGGATCAAAACAAAACATAGCAATCGCGGTCCACGGTTCACGCAAGACCAAATTTAAATCTAACTTAATCCCAATCAAGGCGGTCGCATAGATCGCCATAACCTTTCATAACTTGGAGAAAATAAATGCAAACAAACCTACCAAAATTTTATTCATACGTTGAAAACTTCTACGGTGGCCAGAATCCGATCTACCAATTGGACGGAGGCAAGGCCACGATAAAAGAAATCAAGGCCGCAACCAACATGCACTTAGATAGATTAAAGAAGTCCGCAGGCGTTTTTCTTGAGGACTCAACGGACCGCGAGATGGTGCGAGACATCATCTTGGAAAACAGAAACCAACAACCTTGGGGATTATAAATGAACAAGCCAATCACGATCATGTCATTAAGAGATGAACATATGGACCATAAAATCCGCATGCTTTCAACCGACCTAGATTTGCTGAAGGCCGCAGGCTTTGAAGATGTGTCGTGGAAAGATGACGAATGCTCATCCTTCCACAGAGATTCAAAGCACAACAAAAATCATTTCTATGAAATCTATATTAACTACAAAGATGAATCATATAACTTTGTTGACACACCAACCATCACCGCCATGTACAACCACATGGAAGAAATCAAAGACGAAGATGGATACTACAGATCTATCAATTCATTTTGTGGAATCAGAGAAGCCATCATCGCATGCGCGAGGCATGAAGAAGAAAAAAGAAAAGAGGAGAAAATAAAATGACATTCGATAAGAACAAACTACTCGCACCACAAACCGCGATCAGCATACGAGGACTGAAGCACTCAGAGTTTGCAAGCCATGAGACTCATTGCTTCCAAGCTTCCATCTGGCTGAAAAAAACGAGGGTCTGCATCGCTGAGAACGATGGGCGAGGAGGCGCAACCGACTTCAACCGAACTCAAACCATCAAGAAAGAAACGTGGTCAGAGTTCATGCCCCTCCTAGTGCGTGAAGCAAACAGAATCATGCCCCTACTCTGGGAGGATGAAGACTGGTACACACCAAAAGACGAAGACCCATCCGATGTCGTGCATGGCAATAGCGCATGGTCATCCAACCTTGAATGCGTAGTCGCACACCTAATCAACGAAGAACTAAGCAAGAAAGAAATGCTCAGACGCATGAAGAACAAGCTATTAACCTACGACACCAAAGATAAGAGAGTGTACGCAAGAAAGATCAAGCTTGATCCCAAGCAACATCCTCTCAGGGCAGAGAAGGTTAAGCAAAGTCTGAACGAATCAAGCCCCAATGAAATCATCCTCAACCTCATACCAGAGGAAGAGGCCTTACAAATGTACTTATCTTAAACGGAGAAAACTTATGGATAAAAAATTCCAAAAAGTCACCATCATCATTTCATCTGATGACTTTGGAGGGGATAGCACCATCCCTCCATTCGACATCCTATGTGATCTGATATCACACTCAGACGATGTTGATCTCATCTCAACTCAAGATGTGAGGGACATGCATCTAACACTAATGGAGGTGGACTAACATGATCGTTTACTTTGACCCAAGGGATGGACTGCACCACGCAGTCCTTCGCATGACCACAATCTATTACGCCTATTCTCAGTCTCGCCAGGAGGCAATCGAGTGGGTCAAACAAATGGCATCTGAAGATAGGAGGGCGCAAGAAAATGCCTGAATTCAAATCAGGAAGGGGCGGACTACGGTCCAACTCTTCCGCCTTGAGCTCGTACAAGAAACCATCTGATCAGGTGTGTGACTGGTGCAGCAAAGAGTTTATATCTGTGAACAAGAGACATCGATCAGGTCGCAGGTTCTGTGGTCAATCGTGCAAGATGAAGCAATACAACTTCGCAAGGCACATGAAGTACAGGGCTCACCTCACAGAGAAAAACCGCAAGGGCTCTTGGTTCAAAGATCCCTTACACAGGTTGAGGGGTCTATGATCCCTCTTCCTCATCCTCTCTCCCATCGTTCCACTCATCGTAGTTGGCATCTTCAAGACCATCATCTTCCTCCACCTCTTCAAAGTCCGCATCCATTACCTCCCCTTCATCGTCCAAGTCTGCAGGCTCTATGTCTTCCTGCTTGGAATCAAAGTCGAGCCCATGCTTTTCAATCAAGCTACGAAGCCTAGACTCAACCTCACCTCGATCCATCTGATCAATCTTCCCTGTCTTGATCTCCTTCTTATCCACCATCAAGCCTGCAAGCTTGGCCCTGCCCATCTCCGCCTGTACTGCTGCACTGTAAGAACCATCTTCGACTGCCGCATCTCTGATCATCTGAAGATCCCTGGCTACCTTCTCATAGGTGATCTCATACTTTCTCTGCTTTGCCTCAGTCAAGTCCGCAATCCGGTGTTGCACATGCGCATAGATCGGACTGTTTAAAAGATGACTCGCACTCACACTCGCATTCTTATACCCAGCCCTGAGCGCACACTCTTTCTTAGTCAGATCATGGAACACATACAACTGACAGAACTTCTCCTGTTTCTGCGTAATCTTTGTTCGCTTGATTCCCTTTGTCCGATACTTATCAGGACTGAGTAAAATGTTTGATGAACCTTCGTTAACTAATGACTCTGACATATTTTTTTTCCTAAAATTTTCCTACATACAAAGCAAGAGAGAGAGTGTAGTAAAGGAAGAGATGTTAATCTCTCTTCCTCTCCCTTTAGGGATGACCCTACTGACCCTTGACCCACCCTTATAAATCAATGACTTACCTAGTAGGGTCACATGGGTCAACATGGGTCAGCACTGACCCTACTGACCCTACCCATTTTTCCTATACAAATCATACACTTAACCTTTTTTCAGAGGGGGTAGGGTCAGTCAGAAAAAATCCAATATTGACCCTACCCCTAGCCCCATACACCGACCTAGAATTTACTTTAACTTTCTCTCCTAAGTGATTTTTCATACCCCCTGCATCGGACACGGACAGACCGGACATCCCTCTATAAAAATCCTGTCTGTCCACCCTACTTTCCACCCTACTTTGCAAAGTATTCAGGCACATATTCACCCAGCCTTCTGAGTTCTTTGTGCGCCCACCTTGGGTCCACACCACTGCTGTTGAACAGCTTCGCTACCCAGACTCCTTCCAAAGACAGCCGCTTGTTTCTGACGTTGTCATTCGGGTTACGGTTACACCGAACACACATGCTGCTCTGCATAATCCTAGCACTAAACTTCTCAGGGTCTGTCGTTCCACACATCACACAAGGGTCACGCTTCTCCTTCAAGATCTGATCCCTCGTTCTCTTAATCGTGCTTCTCATTACTTCTAACATCCACTTTCTCCCATTTTTCTCCACTTGTTTTCTGTTTGCCTGTTTGAAATAATATCCTTTCCTGATCTTCGTACATGGGATCAGGATTTAGTTTGTTAAATTCATGCAAACAACTGTTTTCTCCAAGACAGTAACGCCCGACTTGTATTCCCCCTAGGTTGAGTCGGGCGTTTTTTTATCACCCTCTTCACCTTCTTCTTCCTCACTCTCAGGCAAGAGGTCCATCATAAACTTCTCGATCAACTCCAGGTCTTTCCAGTCATCCGTGTCGATCTCTATCTTGATCTTCATCGAGCCCACACATGAGTCTTCTTACTGCCATCGTACTTGATTGCATGACCTTCCTCGATGAGGATCTTACAGATGTCACGCCTGCTATCATGGGTGAACATGTCTGCGAGTAACCGCCCATACTTATCCAGCTTCCCACCATTGAGCGACTCGACATAAATTGCCTTACCACACAGCACCTTCATTCTTTTCTTTGCAGCCAGTCCCAATACCTTCTCTGCCTTGTTTCTTGTGCGTGACTCAGGAGTATCTATGCCATTGGCTCTGATCCTGACCTTCCGGTAGACACCAAAGGACAGATCAAGGAGGACATCCACCGTGTCACCATCAATCACACGATCTACCTCCGCCTTATAGATATACTGCTGCTCAATCACTTTCCTTGCCATTGCACCACTCTCCCTTTATTCAGCAACTCTTGTTCGTCTATCTCTACCTTCATGCAATAGAGAGAGAACTTAATTGTCGGGTCATACCGATAGTCTTCGTACACCATTGACGCTGCTTCTGTGCATTCCATCATCGTGTCGTAGGATGCCAGCAATGTATAGAAAGTCATCGTGAACAGATAGAGTTTAACCATCAGTGCCTGCTTGGATACTCCCTCTCTTTTTCCTCCCACGCCTCGTTCTCTGGGGTGTTAGGATCGTCCTTGATGAACCGCCCCTTCGCATCACGAGTCCTGACCTTCAGCTTCTGCGCCTTACCCTTTACCTTCTTCAAGGTATCCACGGTCCTGTTTGCAAAAGAGTCATGCTGTGAACCGAACAACTTATCTATCCAATCTTTAAAAAATCCCATGTCTTATCTCCTTTAATTAATCACCGCAAAAGCACGGTATGGTTTCATCGTCATAACCAAACAAACTACCTTGGTCAGTTGCTATCATTTTCATATCTGCATAAGACGGCTGATCACTTCTGAATGTCCCTGCCTTCTGGCCTTTTCCCACCTTAGTCTCCATCTCTGACCACCAGTCAACCAAGTCAGGCCGTGCCTGGACGATAGATAGTTTTTTATTAAACCCTTTGAGGAAACACAGATCACAATTGCCCCAGTCAGTCACACCATTGTTGTTAGGCAGTTCAAGATCAAAGTTTTGCTCAGTCCAGAACTCGTACACCTCTTTGACGTACACGTTATCGTCCACCAAGGGCAGTATGTTTCTTGGTTCCTTTCTCAACTTGGCTGCTCTTCTCTGCTCATCAGCCCTGATACCAATGATATTCGCCCATTCGGTATCACCAAACTTATTCTTCATCCAGTCTCTGATTCGATATACCTTGAGCTCTTGTGTGCAGAATCTAGCGACCGGGTTAGGCAGGTATTGCCTAGCAACGATGAGAGATTCAAAAGGCTCACCGTTCCTGCTTGCAGATTCGTAGTCCACCTCTTTGGTTTCATACACATATTTGTTTTCGTCCTCTCCGCCAGGTCGAGCAAGACACTCCAGCCAAGTGATATCCACACCCCAATGAACAGAACATGCTTGAACAAAGTCCAGTGTCTGCGTCATCTCTTTTCCTGTGTTCGCAAAGGTAACTGGTAGATAGTCAGGCAACTGTCCGTCATGGGCATCAAGGATCTTCCACAGCATGTAACCAGAAGTTCGACCACCGCTAAACGATATGGCTGCAGGCTCTGTAATTTTATATGGATTTCTCAATCATACCTCCCACGGCTTTGCCGATGCATTCGTACCAAGGTAATGCCACATCGCCTTACCCGGTTCGCTGTAGGTAAATACTTTATCAGCTAAATGTTTCTGAACATAACTGACAGCCTTCTGACATGCCTTGTTACCATTCGGCTTGTTGTATCTGCGCAGTTGCTGCCGTGCCAAAGACTCAAGCTCGTTGCGCCTGTAGTATTCTTCTTCCTTCATGCCCTTGAGTACGAGCTCTGCGAGTGCCACCTGATCTTCAAAGCTATCTTCTGTCGGTGTTTTCTTGGCCGTCAGATCACTGGCTGTCCAGACACCAAGATCAAAATCAAAGTGTGCTAGGTGTTCATCAGGGTCTCGTGCGTTCCTTGCTTCATAGAAGAAGGACACGTTGGGTTTCTTACCTGACATCTTGATGCCTGAGTCGAACCATCCTGCGAAGACTGACCCACCCCTGGCGGACATGAATGACTTGTCATCCGCCCTTTCCTTTCCGGTGTGATGGGCCAACATCACCGCACAATTGTTAAGCTCAATCAGTTTATCGATTCTATCCAGTAGCTTTCGTATCTCTGTGTTGCTGTTCTCTTCACCGTCAAAGAAATTAATGATCGGGTCGATCATCACGATGTCAGGCTTGTGAAACTGTATCTCTTGGTGGAATGCTTCTATGTCTTGGTCCGTCATCAAATTCTTTCTTAGTCTGCCTGATACAATCAGGTTGTCGTACCCCTGCCTAATGGTATCTTCATCATCCCCGAACCGCCTGAAGTAAGTGGTGATCCTGTCCTTCATGAACTCTTTGATGATCTCTGCTTGAAACCATATTACTTTCAATGGCTTACTGAAGGGTACGCCCATGAAGTCTGTGCCTGTCGTAGCTCCTGCAGCGAATGCACCAAGGAAGTTTGACTTACCTATCTTGGGCTTGCCCAGTAATAGGACACGGCTGTTCTGGAATATAAAAGCATCGCCCCACCATTGTTCAACGGTGTCCTCTTTCAGGTCAGTCCATTCATCTGCGCTGAAGGGTTGGAGCCCAAGCGGTCCCATTTCTGGTGCGTCCTCGACCTCAACCGGATACTCTTGGTCCTGAATCTGTTTCAGATCCTCACTGATCTGTGTCTGCCATTCACTGGTCTTCCACTCATTCACCCCTGCATCGATGTCTTCCGGGTGTCGCTTGATGTGTCCCTGCGCGATGCTGAGTGTAGTGGTGGTGGCCTCAACGATAGACAGGGGAGGATCACAACTCTGGTTCCAATCCTGCGCCTTGATCAGGATCTCTCGCATCCCCCAACCTTCTTTGATCCACTTACCAACCAGCCTTGCCAGCTTGTCATTGCGTCCGCCTTCCTTGGCCGCTTCTTCGGTCAGCTTCTCCCGAATAGATGGCTCGATTTCACCACCGTTGTTGAACATCGAGATACTTTGTATGTCTGATTCGGTGAGTGCAGGCAGGTCTTCCATACTGCCGATGCCAAAGGCTTGTTCGCAGTGCATGGTGTAGCCCAATGAAGGTGCGACCATGACGTAGCCACCCACCCCCCTGGTATCAATCTTGTTCTTACCTGCACCAGTGCGGACCTCATGCTGTGAGATACTATAGAAGTAATGCTCTCCCCCTCTTGGGGTGCGCTGTGTTAATGGTGATCGGGTAATACTACCTGCCCTAATCCAGTCCATCGCCTCTTCACTGTCTGCGTCAATGACTGCGAAGTTAATTCCGGTAATCGCTGCCCAGTTGGCATTCGGGAACTCGTGATGCCAGCTTGTGATCTCTGTATCTGACGGTTGGGTTCTTTGATAGTGAGCCCAGTTTACCCTTGGTGTCTTGGCCCACTTAGACTTGAGCTCTAGCTCATCATCAAACGGATGTCGCTTCCTGAAGTATTGAGGAACAATGTCAGAAGGGCTGCCACATGGAATGATGTGAACACCATACTCCCATAGCTCGTGTAGCCAGTCTCCCTTCTGCTCTTGGCTGATCGATGCACCGCTGAACTCAGGCTGAAATAGTTTTAACTCACTCGACCCGATAGATTCTTCGGTGATGCTCATCTTCTTTTACCCCTTTGATTTTCATCTCCAACATCTTCGCTTGGTTGCGGATGTTCTGATACTGAGCCCGGTTCTCATCGTCTGACTCATCAATGAGGAATGAATGTCCAACGTCCATCTCTTCAAGCACTTCTCTCCACTTGTTGTTCTGAGTTCTGAAGCTATCCCGAAGGGGAACGTCCTTCTCGATTTTAACTTTCATGATTCTCTCTTCTATTTAGTTAGACATACTATATAGAGTATAAAAATCTTTTTCAAAACTTTTTTTAAAAAAGTGTTGACATTAGTTTTACATAGGTCCAGTATCGTTTTTGTAGAGAAGAGGAAAGGTAAGGAAAAGGAGAAGTCTATGACTTTTGATGAACTGTTAGATGCATTAAAAACGTACCAAGATATGGTGGCAGGTCTGAATGTTAATATCAAGAAGATCAAACGCCAGATTCTAGAAACCAAAGAAGCGCAAGATGGCATTGCGCCAATCCGAAATGAAGGTGGGCAGAGGAAGGTAGATAACCTCACCCTCGAAATCAAACGCACATATAACTGGGACCAAGACGCTTTACACACGTTCTATTACCAGCAAGCCGATGACACGCTTCCTTCTTTCATCACCCGAAGCACCGTCTATAAAGTCGATCAACGTAAGTATCAGTCCTGGGCTACGCAGAATCCTGCGGAGAATCTCAAGATTGGATCTGCCTTGTCGGTCAAGCTAGGCGAACCTTCGATTAAATCCATAGATATTAAGGAGGAAAAGTGATGTCGCTACTTGCACAAGTTACGACACAAAACGTGGCCACTGGGCCACAAGGCTACCCCCCTATGAGGCTCAACATTCAAGGCACTGACGGCATCGGTAAATCTACCTTCGCCAGCAAAGCTGACGATGTGATCTTCTTACAGGCAGAGGATGGGCTAGGCTTCTTAGAAGCTGCAAGATTTCCCAAGGCTGACACTTGGCAGGATCTCTTAGAGCAAACTAAGTCTCTCGCCAACGAAGATCATCCATACAAGACAATGTGTCTTGACACCACGGATGCCGCCTCTCTCCTTGCAGAGCAACATGTCTGTGAGAAGAACAACTGGGACTCTATTGAGACACCCGGTTACGGTAAGGGGTACACAGCAGTACGAGAACTCTGGGTGCATTTACTCAATGGCTTTCAGGTGTGTCACAAGACAAAGAATATGAACATCATTCTCTTGTCTCATGTGGCCGTCAAGCCGTTCAATGATGCGATCCACGAGCCTTATGACCGATGGGAGATGCGATGCCATAAGAGCGTCAATTCACTCATCAAAGACTGGGTAGATTTTAATTTCTTTGCAAACTTTGAAGTGAACATACAGAAGGACGGCAGTAAGAATCGTGGCGTGAGCTACGGCAACCGGGCTTTGTACACCAAGTTCGCTGCAGGGTATGACGCAAAGAGCAGAGTTGATCTGCCTCAAAAAATTGATTTCGAGTGGAGCTCATTCATTCAAGCTTATCTTGCTGCGATGGCTCCTCAACAACCACAACCCACACCTAAAGCAAAGGGAGCTAAATAATTATGGGTATACTTGATCAAGGCGTAGACTGGAGTGGCGTAGATGAATCATCACAAGGTGATTTCTCTCCCATTCCTGAAGGGCAGTACACTATCGAGGGTGTTTCTTTCAAAGAGCGCGATTACCAAAGTGGGAACCAAGGTGTTGACATTCAGTTCAAGATCAACGGTCCCACCCATGAGAATCGTAGGGTCTTTGAGACGTTTGTTTTGACTGGCAACAATCCTAACGTGGCCATTGGAAGACTCAAGTCTTTCATGCGAGGCACAGGGATTGATGTGGACAACATCCCACTCAATGCACAGTCACTGAGTCAGGCGATGAACCGTCCGACACAGGCAAACATAGGTATTGAAGCTGGCACTGGCGGCTATCCAGACAAGAACAAGGTGAAGTCGTTCCTGACTCCACAAGTTCAGGCTCCGATGCAACCTCAACCCCAGGCACCGATGCAACCTGCACCACAAATGCAGGCTCCGGTTCAGCCACAGGTTCAGGTGCAGCCTCAACAACCACAGGTTCAACCTCAACAACCAGTTGGTAATCAGCCAACTAATTGGCAATAATCTAGTGGGGGGGATCACCTTCAGGCGAGTGGCCGCGTCTGTGAGCGGTGTACGCTCCCCCTCTAGTTTTTCATGGATAGCGTATATCGCATCGGCCACACTCGATTGGAGAAAATAGAAATGAGTGAACTAACTCAAGCACAAATAAAAATTACACCTTTTAAAATTAGTAGGTTTCAAATAGCCATCAAAGGATTGAGTCCACTGGTCATGCATGCGTGGTCAGAGAAGGCAAAGCGCATGGTAAGAATGACTCCGACAGAACGGAAGAAGTTACCAAAAGAAGAGCGGACACCGGAAGAGACAGCACACGAGTGCGCCTACCGATGTGATGATGAAAGCTTCGGCCTTCCCATTGATGCCTTCAAGAAAGCTGTGACATCAGCAGCACACACCGATGATGGCGTGGCAAAGACTGTAATCAGGAAGGCTTTGTTTGTTCTTCCGCATGACAAGTCTGGCAACGTACCTCTTGTTTATGACTCAGAACCAATTGTCACTGAAGACAAGGTGACGGTAGGTCGAGGGGCAACTGACCTTCGGTATCGACTTTACTTCCATGACTGGTCAGCAGTCTTCACCATCGACATTGACACCACTCAGCTAAATGTTCAGGACGTTGTGACGCTTGTTCAGAGAGCAGGATACGGTGTTGGTATTGGTGACTGGAGGCCACAAAGGGACGGAGACAAAGGTCGTTTTGAAGTTGATACCACTCAAGGCATCAAACAACTTGACATGATCACTAACGAGATCGTTGGAGAGGTGGTGTGATGGAGAAAGCAAGTTGGAGAAAGGGTGCTAGGTTTACAAAGATAGATCCTGATCTAGCCTATGCTGAGATGGAATCCATCAGAGAAGAAGAGGGTCAGCTAACCGCTGACCTGCTTCTTGAAAAAGCGAGGGATGGTTCTAACGTCCTTCACTCTGCATTTGAATGGAACGATTCAAAAGCAGGGCATATGTATCGTAAGCAACAAGCGATGCAGATGATCAAGTCTATTGAGATTGTCGTAGAGGAGCTACCTCAAGAAGAAAAAACCATCAAGTATTGGCACATCGTTAAGGGAGAAGAAGAGCCTTCTGTTAAATCCTATGTTCCAAAAGAAGAGGCTCTGGCAGATCCAGAAGCGAGAGCAAAGATGGTTCTTAATGCATACAAGGAACTTAGAAACTTTAGGAAGAAGTACAAAGAACTGCATGAGTTAAATGCATTTCACGATCTTATTGATTCTTTAGTTCCAGATTAACCTGGCAGGCAAGGCATGTCGGAGTGCGGTAGTGCGCGGTAGGGTGCGGTTCGGATAGGCAGGGCAGTGGGGGCAAGGCACGGAGCGGTATGGTCGGGAGTGGTATGGCGAGGTTTGGTTAGGCAGGCATGTCGGGGAATGTCGGGGTGGGGTGCTGTGGGGTGCGGTTTGGCTAGGTATGGCAGGCGCGGCGAGTCGTGGATAGTTCTGGTACGTTGCGGTGAGGTGAGGTATGGCAGGCTAGGCTAGGAGAGGTCGGGTGAGGTTAGGTGAGGTTAGGCATGGTTAATTTATTTGAAAAATACAGGAGGTTTATATGTCAGACGTTGTAGAGATGACACCGGAAGAAGAAAAGTTTGTTATTAATTTTACTGACAAGCTTCATGAGTTTATTTGTAACTCAGAGAACGATGAGTTGGGATATGACTACCCCACTCTTATTCAAGAGGTGGTTGGGTTTTCAGTTTATTATGCGTACATGCATGTAGAAAACCCGGACCAAGTTACTTTTGCTCTTGGTAAAATTAAACAACTAGCTATCAAAGAAAGAAAAAAAGCAAATGAGGAGGTAGAGATACATTAAATGAAACTAAGAAACTATCAGAAAAAAGCCATGAACAAGGCTCTCTGTTGGTTTGAAAAAGAAACAAGCTATCCCCTGATCGTATTACCGACAGGGGCAGGGAAGACAGTAGTATTTGTATCCATGATACAGGAACTCTATCTTCAAGATCCTAGCAAACGATTTCTTATTCTGGCCCACCGACAAGAGCTTATCACTCAAGCGAAAGACAAACTCTTATCTGTGTGGCCCAATGCACCAGTGGGCATACTCGCTGCCAGTCTCAAGGAGTTTGACAGCACAGCGCCCATCGTTATCGCAAGTCGGGATACCCTGGCTTCTAAGACAAGGCTAGAGAAGAGTCTGCCTTTTGATTACATCATCATTGATGAAGCACACCATGTCGGGACGGAGAAACGATCCCGATACCGGAAGATCATTGATCACTTTGAAGAGATTGGTTGTCCCAAGATCATGGGCGTGACGGCTACGCCATATCGTATGGGGCAGGGATACATCTATGGCATGGGTGACCATGTCTTTGGTGGCGTGGCACATCGAGCCCCTATCACCCAGCTTATCAAAGAAGGATTCTTATGCAGGCTATCTGCTTTCAAGGTGGCGGACGATGCCATCATTGATGCATCCAAAGCAAGACTCAAGTTTAAAAACGGTGACTACCGTGAGTCTGACTTGGAGCAGTTGGCCATGGTTGATCAGACCATCATTGCAATCGTCAACGACTGGATAGACAAGGCGTACACCAAGGGTAGAACCAGCACTGTATTCTTCTGTGTATCTGTTGAACACGCTCACAAGATGAACCGTTATCTTCTTGATCACGGCATCAAGTCAGCTTGTGTGACCGGAGAGACACCCACGGATGAGAGAGAGGAGATCCTTGAATCATTTGAGGACGGTAAGATTAATGCGCTGTGCAACGTGGCCGTGTTGACAGAGGGGTGGGATGCCCCCAGGACAGACTGTATTGCACTGCTCAGACCCACCAAGTCGCTTGGCCTGTATGTTCAGATATGTGGGCGTGGCATGAGGCCATGGGGCGAAGAGAAAGAGAACTGCATGCTTTTAGATTACGGTGGGAACATGCTTCGTCATGGATGCATAGACGTTGCCAAGCCAGAGCGCAACAAGCGTGATGAAGAGCTCGGCAATGAGAAGCCTAAGATCTGGATTTGTGATGAGTGCTTGGCGGTCAATGACATGGACTACAAGAAGTGCATAGAGTGCGATGCGAGTAAACCTGCACCACCTCCTCCGCTTCAGATCGTAGAGTCGGTCAAAGAAACAGAGGCATCTGAGACTACCATCGCTGCACAAGGTAGCGTGTTGTCTGATGAGATGGCAGGGGAAGCACCAGTCAGAGAGAGATCAGAGCCTGTCGAGTGGGTTCGGGCTGAGAGCGCTATATCTAAGAACGGTAATCAGTATTTGAAGATTATGTTCAAGAGCAAAGAAAACTATTGGCCGTACAGCACTGCGCTCATGATCAACATGCGAGGTAAACCTGCTGAGATAGCTAGAAAAAAATGGCGCATCATGTCAAAGAATCAGCCATGTCCTAGTGATGTAGATGATGCAGTGAAGGCAGTGAATGTGTATGGATTATTTAAGGAGATCAAACGTGTCAACGTCAGAAAAGAAGGAAAGTATTGGAATGTTATCGGAGTCGGTTTTTGATGAGATAGATCAACAGATCTCTGATCAGAATGATCCTTATCGCACACACCTTGGGTTCAGTGTGATTGGTGATGACGATGAGAGGAAGGGGTGGATGTCTTATCACTGGTCACTTCCTTCATCATTTGAAGGCAGGATGCTACGACTCTTCGATCTGGGCAACCGGATTGAGGATCAAGTGGTGGACAACATAGCCAACACCACAGTCATGCAGGTGTCTGCACTGGACAATCAAGGCAACCAATACCGGGGATCTATCCTAGGTGGCCATGTGGGTGGGGCATGCGATGGATTTCTTCGCAATGTTCCAGGCTATGATGAGAACAAAGTATTCTTGCTTGAGGTCAAGTCGGCTAACGACAAGCGCTTCAAATCATTGGTTAAGATGCAGGACTACCAAGGATGGTCTAAGACTTATCAGTGGCAGATACACTGCTACATGGGGCTCTTCAATGTCGATAAGACCATGGTGATCGTGGTCAACAAGAACGACAGCAATGTGTATACGGAGATCATAGACTTCAATCCCAGTATCTGGGAGCAAGCGCAAGAGAGAGCAGAGCGATTGGTGTTCAGCAACAAGATCCCTGACGGCATGAGCGAGAACGACTGGCGGTTGAAGAACTCACCTTCTGTATACCGGGATGTATACCTAGGCAAGCGTTTGCCACCGTCTGTTAACTGTCGTAACTGCAAGGATTGTAAGCCTCTTTCAGACGGATCTAAAGGCGATTGGTGGTGCAATAGATCTGGTAAGGCATTGACACCACAAGAACAGAGAAACGGCTGTAGAGATCACCTATGGCGGCCTGAGATGGTCAATGCAGATCATCTGCCAGACAAGAGCGAAAAGGACATGGTCTGTTATCAGGTCGGGATCTTTGAGTTCTACAACGTGACGGCAGACAAGCTGGGTGAGATGAAGTTCAGCAGCCCTGAGATGCGTGAGCTATCTAAAACAAACTATGACTTTGAAAGAATGAAGGAGATGTTTGAATACCGCACACAGTTTGATGGAGAGATCAGCCGTGTGCATGTAATGGATGAGGATAAAACTCCGTTCTAGGCGGCTCTCTTGGGTCCAC